TATTGGCTAATGAACTCATCTTTTGAACTACAGTTGCTAAAATCGCGGTGATCGCTTGAATAATTATAAAGCCCCGCGAAAGGTGGAGAGTAAACACTTAGGTCAACACTATTATCTTCAAGCGTTTGAATTACGTCCATGCAATCTCCGTTGTAAATTGCGTAGTTTTCGGTTACTAATTGATCTTTTACCATGTTGGTTTAATTATTTGTTTGTTAAATTGCTTTGTACTTAAATCTACTAATCCGTTTATGTTTTTTTGTATTAAATTATTGAACTCAATAGCTTTTTTAGTTTTATAAAGTAGTGTATCTAAAACTCTTTTTTGTCCATCAGATAAAACCAAATCAACTGTAACGTCTTTTGTTTGTCCGAATCTCCAAAACCTTCTAATGGCTTGATAATATTGCTCATAACTCCATGTTGGAAAATAAACGGTGTGTTGACAATGTTGCCAATTTAACCCGAATGAAGTCATCTTTGGTTTAGTAATTATTCTCTTAATTTCTCCATCAGCAAAAGCAAAAAGTATTTCTTCTTTTTTATCAATGCTCATACCGCCTTTTATTTGGTATGCTTCTTTATCTAATTCAGCTAATAAGTCACCTTCTTGATTGAAATTACACCAATACACGGAGTTTTTACCTTTGGCTAATTCGTAGGCTTTTTCACATCTTACATTAGTTGTAGCTTTTTGTTCTTCTCTTACTTCTGACATTGTACGAGCGATACCGTTAAACATTTTAATTTGACCATCTATTACCCAATTTTGCTCATTTCTTACAAATACTTTGTTTTCTTGTAAATTAGGTAACTTGTATCTATTATCTGAAAAACCTAAATCACTAGGCTTTTTAACTGAAATACTCCATTGGTTTAACCAACTAAAAAATTCATTTTTTGCGTGTGGTTTTAAATACCATTTTGTTCCTATGTCTTGCGGTCTTACGTTATTCTCATTATTTCCAAAGAATTTAGTTAACATATCCATATAAGGCAAATATCCAAGAGCTTCTGAACTTGTACCAAATTCAATGTAATCATTTGGAGCTGGAGTTGCTGTTGTTAGTATTCTAAATTTTATTTTTTTCATAAAATCGGTTACTGCCCACTTTGTTTTACCGTCAAAGTTTTTAAGTATGCTTGATTCGTCAAGTATAACACACTCAAAGTCATTTGAATTAAAGTAGTGCAAGCGCTCGTAATTGCATACAACTATTTTTTTTGTATGCTTACCATCTTTTGATATTTCAATATCATCCGTAATTGATCTGTCTTTAGCTTCTTTAATAAATTGATGCCCAACCGCTAAAGGTGTAAGTATTAGCACCTTTTTATTTGTATGATTAACAATGTTTTTTGCTATTGCTAGACTGATTAAAGTTTTGCCTAAACCCGTGTCAAGGAATAGAGCAATACGACCTTTTTTAACAGCTTTTTCAATTATGTCAGCTTGAAAGTCAAAAGCAATGTCAGGCATATAGTTTAATTTAAATCCAAAGTCACCTAATAGATGCGTTTTCTTTTTTAGAAACTCTTGATAGTTTACGTGCATTATTTTGTTTCGTTTTTATTAGGCTTCAAAAGTACCCTACCCCGAACTTGTTAAATAATTATTTCGACGAACTAAGAAAAAACGTCGATAAACATTCGTCGAAGATTTGTCGCAATTCGTCGAATTAAATTTGATAGCGTTGGTGGGCAATAGATATTTGAACCATCAAAACGAAAAACATGAATAAGCAATTAGCACAACTGAAAAAAGAATTTGAGTCACACATTAACGGACGACATGGCGACGGTGGTTACGACTTTGACGTATTCTATTACTTTAATAACGAAATAGAGCATTTAAGATTAAACTACGATTTTCACAACGATGGCGACATAATAATTAACTATATTACATACAGTAACGAAGATTTAGCTTTAGAAGATGTTGATATTTACAATTCAATTACTGAAAGCTACTTACACCCGCACAAGACTGACCCGAAGTGGTTAAGTAACGATTAAACGACACAATCAGGCAGTTTGTCGAATTAAAAAGTTTGCAAACTGCCTAAATAATATTTTTGAAACATAATAAAAACAAAACAATGGAAATTTATTTAGAAAGCAAGTACACAGAAAACCTATTTTGCAAATTTGAAAAGATTGGCGAAGATGTGAAAATGACAAAGGTTTGGAATCAATACCTATATTCAGAAGTTTGCGAGAAAGAATTAATTAACACTTCAGAAGTTGAAACTAGACTGCAACTTAGCACTTATGTAGATACGGTAGCTGCTAAATGGGCTGAACGTTGGGAAGCTGTACCGAGTAGCAAAGAAGTATTTATAAACGAATTACACAAAGCCTTAAACAACTTTTAAGATGAAAAACCTATACAAAGCACTAGCAGCATTTCAACAAGAATGTCCTGTAATACATAAAGGAACTACGGGCTACGGGTACACTTACGCCGACCTTCCTGCCATATTTGGTATTATTAACCCACTATTGCAAAAGCATGGTTTAGGCTTTACGCAAGCCGTTGAAGGTACTTGTTTAAGAACCGTTGTATTTCATTGCGAAAGTGGCGAAGATATAGCACATGAAGCCCTAATACCGCAAGATGTAACGCTTAAAGGTATGAACCAATTCCAAGTATTAGGATCTGCAATAACGTACATGAGAAGATACCAATTAAGCTCAATGTTAGGATTAGTAACCGATAAGGATACGGACGCGGCAACACCGCCGCAAACAGCAACAAGAGCCAAAGAAGAGTTTACACCTAATCATAAAGGATGGGCAGCCGCTAAGAAAGCGCTAGAAGGCAAAACTGTAACTATTGAACAAATCAAAGCGAAGTACATTCTTTCACCTGAAAACGAAAAACTACTATGCGTAACTTCAAAATAAGATGCTCGGCAATAAGCCAAATAATGACAGCGAGCAAAACAAAAGGCCAACTAAGCAAAACGGCTCAAACATATTGCGAAACGTGGCTCAAAGAGCAGATTTACGGACGACGAAAAGAAATCTACAACAAGTACCTGCAAAAAGGCTTAGACATGGAAAACGAAGCTATTGAACTTGTTGAGCTTCATTACGGTTACGACTTCTTAATTAAGAATGAACAGAACTTTGCAAACGACTTTATAACAGGAACGCCCGATTTAATTCTACCCGATTGCATACGTGACACTAAATGTAGTTGGGATTGCTTTACATTTCCTTTATTCGATAAAGAGTTAGACAAAACCTATTATTGGCAAATGCAAGGCTACATGGCGTTAACCGAACGAAAAACGGCATTCGTCGATTATGTTTTAGTAGATACACCGCAAGAGTTAGATTTGTCAGCTCAGAGCTATTCGGATATTGACATGGATAAACGTATTAAGAGCTTTGAAGTTAAATTTGATGCTAAGGCATACGAAGCGATACAAGCGCGTGTTTTGGAGTGCCGAGATTATATTAATACCTTGATATGAAACCCATTAAAGAACTTGCGGCCGACATGAAAAAGAAGTATAAAATAACGTGGCCAAATAAGCCCACTATGTTCTTTTTAAGTTACGCGGCAATGGATAAATACTTTGAGAAACACATAAAAAAAGATAATGAGAGAATTTAAACACCATTTAGCCTATTGGCTACGCATAGCGGCGTTAAGCCTACTTATTGCGGTACTAATACTTAAAGCGAAAGAAAGTCGCTTAGAGCGAAAGATAGACCGCCTAAAGCTAATTCAAGAAGTCCCCGTTGTTGTTGATCCTATTGAAACAAATATAAATACATTGAAATGATAGTACTTTATTTTATTACTAGCAGCGTTATAGGAGTTACTTTTTTTTACATCGCTGATTATTTCCTTTCAAGATGGGAGCGTAAAAACTTTGTTAAACACATACACCGCGACAATAAAAGGCATGATGAAAGCTCGACCTATTAAACTAACGTATAAGGTCATACTTTGAGCCTATTAATTAACCTAAAAAAGAACTAATGGAAACACCACACTTAAATACTTGGATAAAGAGCATTGAAATAAAAAAAGAAAAAGGCTTTTGCTCAGAGCTAGAAAAAGACAGACTAATTGAATTTAAAGAAATAAAACAGGCTTTAAGTATGCCCGATGTTGGGCAATCGTTGCCTAATAATAGATGTTCTTGTTTTCGTAAAAATGCTTATAAGCAATGTTGACCCAACGGTATAGTATATGAAATGGGGGCAGCACACTGGTGTTAGCTTGCGGCTTGAGACGAACAAGCTCTTTGAGTAGCCATAACGGACTACTACGGCTCGCCCCTTTTTTATATGCCATGTTGTTGCTAGTGCTTTTCTCCACCTTCCACCTACTAAAAAAAAAGATTTAAGTTTTTACATCATTATTCCAAAATGATTTGTATATTTACATCATCAAACAACGAAACGATGACACAAATAGCAAAAAACTACTACACAAACAACTTACCAAACAGATACAGAGTGAGTTACGAGATTGTTAAAACTGAAAATGGTTATGGAATAACTGGTTCAAATGGCTACGCAACTGAATTTGGCAGCGAGTTTAAGACTAGAAACGAAGTTATGAAGCAATTACGCGAATTAATTTCAGAAGATAAAAAAGACTATCAATTTGAAATGGAAGAAAAATAAGCTGCTCAATAGGGCAGCTTTAAAACTTATAGAATGATATTGACAATTATTGACAAGACAGGGTTAAGTATAATTCAAGATAGAGTTACCATTGAAAATATAAAATGTATTCCTTTTAATTTCAATGACTTAATAAACTACATTGATGATAAATTTGATTTCAGGTATTACCATTTAATTTCAAAAGGGTTTACCCATGAAGAATCTTTAGACAGTTACATAAATAATAGCGATGTGCTATTTGCGTTTAGTAAAATAAATAATTACCATTCTGTTTGTTATGTTACTATAAAATCTATCTTTAATGATTAACCAACTTAAAAAATGGCTTAACCGCAATGCCATTAACAAAAGCGGTATTGCCTTTGAATTAGGTATTAGACCACAATATTTAGATTTAATTATCACTCGCGGCACAATTTCTAAGGCTATGAAACAAAAACTAATTGACGGCCTACAAAATGAAATCGAAGCAGCCAAAAAACTTCAATCCCTACTAGAAAAACATTAGCTACAACGTATAAGGGCATACTTTTTTAACCAAAACCTAAAAAAATAAAATGATAGCAAGAGATGTCGCAAAACAGATAATTAAAGAGAACACTGGCCAAGAGCCAAATGATGGGCAAATAACAAAAGCTGAGATGTTAATCGTCGCTTTTGCAAATGAATATCATAAAGCCCTACAACCTACTTATTCCACCAAATTAAGTATGCCCGATGTTAGCGGTAGTTTTTCCGCTGAAGATATGGAAGAAGCATACAACGATGGCGCAGGTATAAATAAGCCAAGAGAGTTTGATATAAATAATTACCGCTAACGGTTTGGCTATGCTTTGCGCGATTAATTAAGAACTAAAATTAATAGAATGGAAGGAATGCAAAATTTATTTGAAACACTACTTGATATATTTGAAAAGCCGCCATTGCTTGATGAGATGGTGCAAATACACGCTGCAATTGAAAAAGATAAAGAAGCGTTAAGTATAGGTGTTGTTGTAGAATCGGTTTGCCAACACCATTGGATTGGAGCTGACCAAATACATTCTAAATGCACTAAATGTGGCGCAAGGGTTAGAGATGACTAGCAAACTGTTTTACAATCTTTGTTGTAAAATCGTTAAAATGGAAACTATGAAATACCTAATTATCGACCAAGAACTATACTTGATTAAAGAACAAGACTTGCGAAAAGTTTATGAAGCGGAAGGACATTGCTGTGGTAGTTGCAACGAATGGACCTTACAAAACTTGCGAGAAACATTGCTTGATATTATGAGTAAGTACAAGCCGTTAAAAGTTGATTTAACTCAATTGCCTGCCGACCAATTTGCAGAAAAGAGCGAAGTAAACTTAGGCGATGACCTTCCATTTTAATGTTTTACAACGGCTAAGGCTAAACAACGTTTTAAATAAATTAGATATGACAACAGAAGAAAGAGAATCAAAATCAGCACAATGGCGAACAGATAACTTAGGTAAAAATGTTGGTTTAGCCAATGTTGTAAAACCGAAGGGTACGTTTTGCCAAACACCCGATAATTGCCAAATGAGTTATTACCATCAAATTGGAGACTACTATTGTTCAAAATGCGAAAAGACTAGTTTGGCATAATGTTTTACAACGGTAAATGTATGGTGTCGTGGCATCCAAATAGCACGAAACATTGATTAATAAGAAAACTTAATAAAATGATACAGACTTTAAATGATTACGGAATTAAGCCATGCACTATACATAATGTTGTGTGTAGTGCTTTTACGCAGGAACAATGGCGAATACTTGCAACTCGAATAGATAACGAGTACATAGGTAGTGAAAAGACCTTTACAGCAGAACGTAAAAATGGTTATTACTACTTAAGCACAAATAAATGTGATAGTGCTTCAATGATTAAAATATTTACAAATGGAACTGGGATTGATAAAATAACCATTTTGGGTGAACATACAGAAGGTTGGGGTGAGATACAAAAAGCTACTTACGAAAACATTAGAAGGTCTTTGAACGGATGGAATAACTAGCATTACACACAACTACGGTTATCCTAACCTTAACTAAAGCACAATGTACACATATTCAAGGAATTACATACTAAAATATTGTATTGACTTTGCGCCGCATTATCAATTTACAAATACTAAAGAATTAATTAACACAAAGACGGGTCGCAAGATTAGGAAAGTGTTATGCGGTCGAAGTGTTGGCTATTGTATTAACGGTAATTTTAAGAGCCTTAACACGCTTAGAAAACACTTGGTTAAGGTAGAAGCTATTGACTGCCCTTTTTAGGGCGCTACTTAGTTATTTTCTGTTTTTTCTCATAAGACCTTAACCCCGCCATTCCTAGCATAGCTAAAACCATTTGTATCATGTCGGCTGCATCAATTGGGTAATCAACTAATAACCCTGATTCTAAGACTTCTCTTGCCCATAGGTAGGTTGCTACTGCAAATCTAATAGGATAGTAAAAGAACAACCCTAAGCCTAGAACCCAACCGATAAAAGGCCGCCATCCTGCAACCCAAATGGAACTATGTTTTGCTTCTTGTGTATTTTGCGCAATTTGTGCTTTTGCAATTTCCATTAATGCTTCGCGCTTTTCGTCTTTCGTTTCAAAGAAGCGGTCTATTAAATCGCCCCCGTTTGACATTAAATCAACAGCGCCACTTACACCGCCCGAAGTTACACCGCCCACAACAGAGCTAATAAAGTCTTTTACCTTGTTTGGTTTATCACTCATAACTCAAATATTTAGTCTTACCATTAACCTTCATGGCTCGAAGTATTTGCCCACGATTAGCGCCTTTAGAGTAGCTTACATGAACCCAAGCGGGGCAATTCTCATCGCCGAACTCATAAATTAATTGGTCAAAGGTTAGGTTATTCTTAATGTAATTGAATAGCTTATAGTTGTCTAGGTCAACATCTAAATCTAACGCTTCGCCCTTAGAATGTTGGCTTGTTAAACTTCCATTAATCGCAGTATTTAGAGCCTTAGATCGATAACCTGAGCTTATAAATATCGGCTTACCGTACCAATCGCGCAAAGGTTGAAATACATTTAAAGCTATTTCTTTTAGGTTTTCTATATGTTCTTGAGTAGGTCTATTGTCTATTCCATTTCGTATAGCTGTTTGGCTCTTTACAACTTCGTCTAAAGATAGGTTTGCGCTTAGTATCATTTCATAAAACTTTTAGTAACGCTATAAACGAAATTAAAACAGATTAATGCCATTGTGCAAATGATAGCTGTTAGAATAACGTTATAGTCTGTAATGATAAAACACATAGCGTACACGCTAAGATGCCTTAGAAAGCCTGCGAAGTGCCACCAATCGGTAAACATAACAAGCAACGATGCTGAAAGGAAATACTTCTCTTTATACGTTGCCCCAATCGCTTGATGGTAGGCCTTATAAATAGGGCTAAGCTCCTTAATAAATACTTTAGGGTACTTGTACTTGTTATCACTATTAAAGCCTTTCCCCGTGCTTAAAATAGCATCTTGTAATCCTTTAGCTATAAAGTAACTAAAAACCATTAATATCGCTGCCATGTTTTTTTATTAAGTTGAATAAATAAAACCAAACTAATATAGTTACCGCACCGATTGCAGCAAATTTAAACGAAATAGTTCCGATTATTACTGCCAATAGTAGTAGCGCAATAGATCCACCAACTAAGTAAGGTATTATTTTTCTCATGAGAATAGTATAGTTAAAATTTTAGTAACTACCCACTTTAAGGCGGTGCTAAGTCCTGTTATCATTGCAACTGTTATTGTATTGTCTTTGTACTTGCGCCAACAAAAGCCAATAACAAAAAAAGAAAACATTAATATTTCGCTGATGTGAGACATTTCTAAATCTAATATCCAAACTCTAAACGACTCAATTAATAGCCCTAAGAAGTAACCGTTAACGGTGTCTAATAAGAGCTTACTTTTCGGCTTCTTTGAATAGGATAATAGCACTAAAAGAATGTTATTTGCGACAAACCAATAAGCGCGATAATCACCATCGTAAAAAAAACCAATGTGATTAATAAAAAGGCTAAGTAATAATATTAAAATATAAATTAGCAAGGCCAATGTTTGTCTTTAATGCCCCCACTTACAGTACCTAAGGTATCTGAAAAAGACAACCTATCAGCACCATTTAAAGCGTTTATATTACTTGCTAACGTCTGTATTTCAGAAGTAGCACCAAGTTCGCTCTCGCTTATACCTACCGACAAATAATTATTTAGCTTCCTTAATTCTGCTCTTGATAATGCGTTTGCGCTGTTCGCCAATTCCGAAGGTTTTGCCATATTATTTTATTTAATTTCGTTAATCTTAACTTTTATCTTAACTTCTTTAAGCCAACTTTTAATCTGAAAGCTGAAATACAAAGTTAATAAAGTAGTGATGACAAAGCTAAGTATTGGAACGCCTATTTCGCAAATGTCTGAAATACCACCACCAACTAACCCGATTAACAAACTAATGCTTCCTAGCTTGCTCATCTCTCATCTTTTTCCCGTCTTGCAACATCTGATTTATAACTTTTTGCCATTCTCTTAATTCGTTTCTTTCTTCTTTTATTTGTGAAATATACTTTTTATTATCTTCGCGCTCTTTGAGCAACTCTTCTCGCTCTTTCTGTAACACAACTACCAACTTCTCAAATCCATTAACCGCATCTACTCGACCTTTTCCGCGAAGTTCTATTATTTTGAACACCGCCCCGAATGCTCCGCCGCCTAGTATCCATTTTATCAACTCTTCATAGTCTTGCATCGGGTAAGTTCAAAACTTCAATTATCTTCATTTCGCACGTGTAATTAATATGTTTTATGATCGCGCACCCGTCCATAGTCTCTATAATATCGGCATATGTTAAGGTTGTATCTTCATAGTTTTCACCTTCATTTACTTGTTTTAAATATGCCAAGCATTCTTCGTATGTCCCTATATAATACATATTTATAGTGTTGAATCGTTTACAATAGAATTTGTATCTGCATCACTTAAAGCTGCGCTAAATAATAAAATTTCGTTTATTTTACCGTCAAAATAATTTGCATCGGCTTGCCCTCCGTTTCGAGTTCTAACTCCAATTGTAAGGCTGCTTGCGGTTGTGCCTACTGTTCTACTTCCTGTTGCACTTGTAATGGTGTGCGTGCTGTCTAGCGTTCCGTTTATAAATAGTTTTACAGTTGTGCCTGTTATAGTTACCGCAAAATAATAATCTGTTGAAGTGCTTATAGTTGCCGTGCTTGCAAATGTTTCAACTGTGCCGCTGCTGTCTATTCCCATTTGCAATTTACTGCTTGCATTTACGCCTAACGAAAAAGGGACATTAACGCCCGAGCCTATGTTTTGCCTACTTTCTAAAATAGTGTTTGCACTCGCCCACGACACATCAGAACCCGAAAAAACATTTCCATTTATTCGCGCTACAATAGTCAAATCACTTCCTAAAGTTTGAAATACTGCGGGTGCTGTTGTGTTATTCCAAACCAAAAGCCTGTCATCCGAACCATCAAATTTCAACGCTCCGATTGAATTAATTGTCTGTAATGTACCCGAACTTATTAAAGTAGGTTGATTCGCTGCTGTGCTTTCGCTTGCGTCATTTGCGTTTGCCGACTGGTCGTAAAAGTCTGTTACAAGACCATTATTTGCTCCGATAAATGTCGAAGCTGTTGCGCTGTCTATTAGGTTACTTGCAAACCCTATGTCGTCTGTTGCGTTATCGCTGCTTCGCCTTATTGTTAAGTCGTCGCCCGAATAGGCAGCCCTTAATTGTCTTGCGCTTATTCCAAATAGACTATCAGAATATTCATCGAAAACAAACTCCGCTGCTGTTACCGCAGCAACCAAAGTACCGTCGCCCGTATAATTTGGAGCAAAGCGTTTTGTAACCAATAAGTCAGTCGCTTGCGTACCGTCACCCGTCATCGTAGCAGTTAGCTGTCTTGTTATCGGTCCAAGTTGAGTGTATTGCGTTCCCGTGCCTAAGAATCGCGCCTTTAAGCCGCTGTTAATAACGGCAATATTCGTCTTGTCTATGCCAATTCCTAAGCCTAAGCGCATCTAATCCATTTTAAAGGTCAAATCACCAATTACAATTTCCACAGGATCAGCTGTGTTGATAGTCTTAGCACTTGCTACAACGCTCAATTGATTACCCGCTGTTGCCGCGTCGTATAATGCCACATAAGCCACTACTCCGCCAGCGCTTGCGCTTGCTGTGAATGTTACTGCCCCGCTGTTGCTCATTATACGTCCGTTGCCGTCCGTGCTAATAGCGCCGAAGGTTACAGAAGGTCGCGTTGCGCTGCCCGTTAATGTCGTTAATAGTGAACTTGAACCGCTATCAAGTAAATCTACGTACACAGTAGGAGCTGCTGCGAAAGTTGAACCTTTAAGCCAATTTAAAACCTGATCTTCAAGGTATTGTGATAATGTTGCCATGTTGTTATTTTTACAAAGATATTAATTTATAGTAAACTTTAATTGTGAAGTCATAATCACCGCTTGCATCGCTACCAATCGAAATTAAAAGGTCTTCATTTGCAAAGAACTTTGTTTCGTCAGTCGGGTTAAATTGCTTCGTTAGCCCCGTGTTAATCGCTGTCAATAGCCCGCCCGCGCTTATTACGTTGGTCGTTTCGCTTGCGAAGTAAATCGAAGCGTTACCGCTGCCGTAGTCGATTGTACCGTCTGTTTTTATAATTACAACCTTAGTCACTACGATGTAAGTATCTGCGCCGCCCGCGGGTACTATCGTCGCCCCCGTTACGCCCGTTGTCATCAAAGCGGGTGTAATTTCGTAATCTACAACTCCGCTTATTTGTCCGTCTCCTTCGGTCATCTGTACGCCACCTAATACACCGTTAGGTAAGTCTCCTTCGTTTGCGTTAGCTCGTCTTTTTCTAAATAGCCTTCGTCGCTTTTCGTATTTCGTTTCAGCGCTTATGTTCGTTTTATCGCGGTAAATCTGCCACCATCTACCCGACCAAGTACCTTGATTGCAGCTAAATGAGACATCCATCGGAATATAGAACTGACTATCCCAATTAACGCGATATTGAAAGCTATTCGAGTAGTACAATTCGCCGTCATAGATGCTAATTGGTTGGTCATAATAGGCTAATGCTTCATTGCAAAGCAGCTGTAAGATACTTGTATAAGTACCGCTATTGCCTTCTCTCCAATTCGATGTCCCTTCATAAGTACCGCCGTTGTTTACCATTAGTCGGCCCGTGTTAAATAACGAATCACCAATGTTTAAAGTACCTAAATCTATTGTTTCGTCGTCGCCTATTTCTGTTCTTGAATTAGCGCTTTTATAGATTGTAGCTTGAACGTTTTGATCCGTGCCTTCAAGTTCAATAGTTCCGAAAACTGACCAACCTTCATTACTTAAAGTAGTTGGCAACCAACCCGCACCCCCTATTTTATGGTAATCGTAAAAGTCATCTAAGTATATTCTTAGAGTTACATAACCATCTGCGGGTATATCTGTTGTAGTAAGGTTATAATTACCATTTAAAATTACACTACTGCTAGGATTCTCTTTCTCGGTTTCAAAGTCATAAGTTGCGGCTGATGTGACCCATTCTCCATCATTTGAATTAGTGTAATAGTAAGTAGTACCGCCTTGAGTTTCTAAGGTTAGCGCTATTTTAAATATAGCTTTGTGTATTTTATTTCTATCGGCGATAGCAATTCCACTAGCCCCCGCAAAATAATTTATAGGAATGCTTAAACTTGTATTTGTTAGCCCTTCAACTAATCCTACATTTTGAGCCGTTGAAGCCCCATTTTTAAAGTAGAACTGCCCTATTTCGCTTGTCAAAAACGCTTGGTCGTAGGTTAGCTGTATTTTCTTTGCAGCGGGTAAGAAGGCTTCGTTGTTACCCATTGCCCGCGCACTTGTAAGGCTTGTATTAGTGGCTATTGCTTTTTCATAAGTAGCAGAACTCGTTGAGCTGTTTTGAGTAGTCCCGTTTTGCCTGTAAACATTCTCTTTCAATGTCGTGCTATCACGTTGCCCGTATTGCTCAAATCGCCAAAGGCCTTCACTTTGGTAAACTCTGCAATTCCATAACTTCGCCACTTGTACAAGCACATCAAAAGCACTTGTATATTGCACTTCGCTTCCATCTTCGCCCTTTATCCTGAAAATATCAGTATCAATATAAGATAAATATAAGGGATCTGTTGTAGCTCCGTAGGTCATTGTATCTTCCCACCAATCGCAAGAAGTTACCAAGTAGTCATCAGCTGCCGCAAATAGGCCCGCTAATCCTGAATAGCTTAATAACTTGGTTAACAAGGTCACAAATAGCGTTCTAGGTGGCACACTACTCGTTATATTGTTGTCTACGTAATCTTTGTCTTGCATCCTACCCAACCCATCAGCGCACTTCAAAATAAACTGTCTAGGTTGCGCCGCTTCAACTTCTTCTACTTGGTCTTGTAATACCCAACCAAACCACCACAACGAGTAACCGCTGCCCGTGTCTTGATATACTTTTACTTGGAATCGCTCTTGTTGGTTTTGAATTAAAGCGGGTATAAATGTTGAATTGAAATAACCGCCTTGATTCCAACATTGTACTTCACAAGTCGAAGGAATAACGGGTGTTAATATGTTGTCCGTATCGGTTGAATAAGAAATATTAACGTCTTGAACTACAAAAGTATTAGCCAACGGGCTACCCGCCGAAGTGTCGATAATTTCAACCTTATAATCTATGTCTTGATTACTTGTAAACTCGCTTGTTAATACTACCGCCATTAATATCCCCTGAATCGGGTTCTTTGCTTTGTTGCTCTTTCGTTTGAGAGTAAAATATCGCTGCCACGTATTACCGCTTCAAGTCGTTGCGAGCCGCCGTTGCCGCCACCGTTAATCATGCTAAATAGGTTTCTTTGTTGCCCGCTGTTTAGTATCATTTCGCCGCTGTTAACTCGAGCCATTACGCGGTCGCCACTAAAAGAACTACCGCCAACAATACCACCCGTTGCGAACTGTGGTATTGCTGCGAACGCTCCAATAATGCCACCAATTGCGGTAGCGATAAAAGCGGGCGTTGCCACTACTGCCGCTGGGCCTGTTGCATTACCCGATTGTGTAGCCCCTACAATGGCATTACCAATTGACTGACTTAATGCCATTGCAATTAGTTGCGTTGCTGTATCTGCCATGCCGCGAAGAAATCTACCCGCGCCCGTTGTTGCTTCGCCAAATGAGTCTACTATTTGATAGCCCATTGTTGTAAAAGCATTACCTACGGAATTAGCAACTAATCCCGCTATTTCTTGTGTTTCTTGAAGTTTTGTGTTGAATGCATCTAAGTTCCCTAACATCTCAGGATTTACAACTTCGTCTTCTATTGACCCGCTTTGTTGTCCACTTCTATTTCCTTTTTCTCTGCCTTCGCTAGTACCTACTAGCTTTTTCATTGCATCGGTTGTACCTTCAATTTCGGCTGTTGCTTTCTTCGCTTCGTCACCTATTTTTTTAATGCCACTTGCAACTCCTGACGCTTCACCTTTTACGAGCCCCATCGCTTTGCCCGCATTTTTCATTGAGTCGCCTAAACTTGCCCACTTTTTAGTAACGGGTATTATCGTACCTTTTAAACCTTCTAGCTTATCAGAAAGATTAGTTAACGGGTTAGTCAGATTAAAACCCGCTAGGTTCGCTATATTTACAAATCCTTGAGCTAAAAAAGCTAAGTGTTTTACAACAGATTGAACCATTGTAATAACGCCGTTCTTTATATAAGTGAAAGCATTTAAAAGGTGTTGAGTTACTATATCCCAATTATTCCATAGGTCTATTGCAATAGCAGCAAAAGCCGCAATAACAACGACCGCTGCCGTAATAGGCCATATTAATGAATTTACAGTTACAGACAAAGACCCGAAAGCTGTTATAAGCGCGGGCATTATTGTAAGAACAGCGCCTAACCCTAACAATAAAGGCCCAATAGCTGCGGTTATACCGCCTATAATTACAATAATACTTTTTGTAAGTGGTGTAAGGTCTTTAAATCCCTTCATTAATTTAGTAACAACATCTATCAGTGGGCTTAAATAGTCACCTATTAATGTGCCTATATCACCCATCATTAGGTTAAAATTATCTCTTAATGTAGATAACCTACCGCCTAATGTCTGACTTAGTTTTTCAGTACCGCCAAAGAACTTACCACCTTCGCTAGTACCTTTTTTAAATGCTTGCTCTAATAAATCAAAAGTAATTTTACCTTGACTTGCTAAATCTCTTAACTCTCCTACATTCTTACCCGTTACATCTCCTAATAATTGATAAATAGGTATTCCATTGTTTATAAACTGATTTAGGTCTTGTGTCATAACTCGACCCGCTGCCGCTGACTGACCAAAGGCCACCGCTACGCGCGCTAAATCTGCCCCGCTAACACTCGCAACATCGCCCAACATTTGCAAGCTCTCAAATGCCTTATCAGTAGTTAAGCCAAAGCCCATTAATTGGTTATTGACACTAACCAACTCATCAAGCTGAAAAGGTGTACTTGCGCTAAATGTTTTTAATCGCTCAAAGGCTTTTGCACCCGCTTCAGCGCTTCCTGTCAATACATTTAAGCTAGTAGCTAGTTTCTCGAATTTAACAGCGTTAGCAACTGCAACACCACCCGCCGCAACTAGAGGCAAAGTAAGATAAGTAGACATTTTTTTGCCTACGTCTTTCATCTTTGTTGCTGCTTTTTCGACCGATTTATTAACCCTATCTAAGCTAGTAATGAACTTGCCTACATCAGCCGTTATTTGTGCGTTTAGCGTTAAATTAGTCTCCATTGGTCAACTCTTTATATTTCGCAAACGCGGGTATAAAAAACAATAGCCCTAAACCAAAGCAAAGCATCCACGGAATACTCAAAAGCATAATTATCAAGTATTTGGTTTTTTCTTGCATAATCTCTCTATTTGTGCTTTTTTAATTAAATATTCATCCTTGCTAACTTGCTCAACTAACTGCTTTATCCTATTCCTATCCGAGTGCAAAGGAAACAAATCTTCGGGTTTCTTGTTTCTTTTTACTTTCCCATCAATCAAAGAACTCCACATTATTCGTCGCATAATATCGCGCTCAAAATCTTGTCTTTCGTGATAACCTTCGAGCCAAATGTGAAACTCGTTTTCAGTCATCGACCAAAACTCCTTTGGTTTCAAACCCGACTTTAAAGCTACAAAATAAAGCTCGTCAAAGTCTATTTTTTTTTAGTCGGCTTGTTTGAATTTACTTCGGGTTCAAGCAAACTCTTACCAAATAACTTGACTTCTAAAACCTTTTCAACGCAACCGCCTATCACTTCGGCTTCTACATTTTCAAAGTCATTAACAAACTTGGCCCTTGAATATTCAAATGTTGTGCTGTTCAATTGAGAGTAAGCCTTACACCCAAAGTACATTAAATCTATCAATTCAAATAGATCGACTGTTTGGTCTTTAAATAAGTGCTTACCAAAGTCCTGCAAAGAAAGTCCTTTATCTTGACAGTACATTTTAAAAGCTAGGAGACAAAACTGCCCCCTAACTTTCAACGGTTCTATTTCAAAAATGCCAGTCATTCTATGTTAATTCTACGGCTGTTAATGCTCCATTACCTGTGAAACTTGTACTCCATCCCATGCTCGCTTCCATTTCAGAAGTTAGCTCTAAAGATGCAAAACTAGCTGTACCTGTAAAGCTGATAGTACCTGCCGTTGCTGCTGTGTGTTGGAATACAACCGCCCAATCTGTACGCGAGTTGATAAGGTCGTAAATCTCTTTAATGGTATAAGTTTCGCTCGGATCGTATAGCCCTTCAAAGCTACCTTCCCAACTTCTTAACCCTTGAATGTGTTCAGCCCATCCACCGCTATCTTTTGTTGTTGCATCGGGTAAATCTACCGATAAACTAATAGATGCGTTAGTTGTTGCTCCTATTACGTTTCCGTCAACCGAATAAACGTATAGAGTCCCGTTCAAAACTGCCATTTTATTTTAATTTTAAAGTTCGTTGCATAATATTGTTAAATCTATCTTATTGTACATTTCTAGTTTGTTGTCTATCAATGTACTATCGTTGGTAATATCGTTTAAAACGACACTATAAATGTCAAAGTTTCCCGTTGCTTCTGTCAATCCGTTACCCCTAGCCACTAACACTTGTAACGCTTCGTTTGTAATCTGATCAAGTAGTAAGCTGTCAGGTTGTGCTACGTTCGTTTTTGTTACAATCGTAACTTCATAATTAACAGAACCTACAAAGCTGTTTTTAGTACCTAAATCTTCGTAACCAAGTGAACCGCCCCAAATAAAGTTATTAGGTGGCTCTTTCGGTGCATCTGTATAAACAGTAACACTCTGCCCGCTTACGGTTGTTACACTCGCTACATTTAACGCTGTATAAATCGCTTGTTTTATGTATAGAATAGGATTTTTCACGAGCGCATAAGTCTTTTAAATTTACCAACTGCCGCGTTAAATCCTTTCTGAAAAAATGGCCTTGATTTCATTCGGCTTGTGCCATCGTTTACATATTGGGCATATTCCGCATTGTTGAATATCTCAACGCCAAATCCGTTAAGTATTGTTCGCCAACCGTTAGAAGCCTTTAAGTTACCACCCGCATAACCGCGAATTCCCGTACTTTCAGGAGTCCCAACGGGTGACTTTTTACGCGCCACGCTTTCACCTTCCAACCCTGCCGATGCTAAAGCTATCTTAGTTTTCTTAGCAACATTAAGCCCGAATAGGTCAACGCCTTTTCTAAATTTCTTTAGCTCTGTTTTCGATATGGTTAGCTGTATCTGTTTCACTTTATCGCAACTGCTTTTAATATGTAGTAGGTAGCTTGTGTTACTTCTACGCTCGTAATATGGCACTCTAAGCCATTATAATCTACTCTATCACCTTCCGATACTGTCAACGGCCTACGTACCGTTATTTTATATTCGTTTTTGTATTCAATACCGCCATCTTCACGGGTATAAGTATTCATCTTTTCAGCTACATCTGCCCACCTTACGACGCCCGTACCCGTGCTAAGTTCAGGATTACCAAACGCATTAACACCGCTTGTTGTTTGCGTGTAAAAAGTAACCCGTTGGTTAAAATCTCCTATACTTATGCCTTTTGGTCTCATTCAAATGTTACATTAGGCATTATCTCACTCAATAGCGAATAGCTCGCTTCGTCATTAACTGCAAACTCATCGAAGCTGTGAATATTAGTTTCGCTTTTAACGTCAACAAAAGCATTTTTAAAGTCTAATAAAGTCGGCTCAAAGCCATGCTTTTTTAATACTAGCTCGCTGTTGTTGTCTAGGCCACCGTTTAGCTTTACGCAATAAAGGTCTTTCTTATTGTCAAATATTGCGCTTAGTGCTTCGCGGCTAATCATTCGCCCCGCACCCGTTAAAACAAATGGGCTACGGCTTAAATTATGTTCTACCACCTTACCATGCATAGGGCTATAAATAAGGAAGTTGTCTACCCCCGCATGATGGTATCTGTTATCGTTTAAATAAGTAATATATTCAGCGCTTAAAAAGTCATCGCTTCCTATCCCTATAATGTGGCTTTCTGTTTTCTCGTTATAAATGGCCTTGTATAAATCATTCCACTTTTTGCCAACTGTTAAATTGGGCAACTTAATAAGATGGTCGTTTTCGTTTAATATCGCCAAATCTTCATCCGTGCTATAAGCCACCGATAAAGGCAACTCTAAGCCCGTTTCTTCTCTCAGCCATTCTATATGATGCAAGAAGGCTTTAGTTATTTCAGGGCGCTTATAAACGCAAGTCGCTAATCTTAAAGCCATGCCTTTGTATCTTCAAAAGGTGATAAGATAGATCTTGTGCTTTCACTAATTCGGCTAATTGGTACAATGCTATCATTCGTTCTATTAACGTAATAGTCACCAATCAATTTAAAGATGCCCACGTCTAAGCCTATTGGTAAATTAGAAGGTGCTACCGTGTAAGTAATTATCCACGACCCCGCAACCGTGTTAAGGTCTTTTATTATTAAGGTGTTTCGCCCTTGAATATAGTATTGAGAACTTGTAAGAGTTGTATCTGTACCTTCGTCAACTGTCTTAACAACCAATGAACTAATAGTACCGCGATAAGGTAGATTAAAACTAAGATAGCTAAGTTCTTCTCGTATCGCATCGGTAATTCTTAGCGTTACATCCTTTTGGTTAATGCAAAGGTTGGTTATTTCTTCGGCCTGCTCTTCTGCCGATTTAGTCAACGTATCAATTAACGTATTTTCAGCCGTCACGTCATACTCAACCTTCAAGTAGTTGTCTACTTGCGCGTTGGTTAAGTGTGTACCCGCTGCTTGTGTTTTTTCTACGTCAACAAAGTAATTCATACTATGGCTTGTTTCTGTAAGCGTGAATAGTACCGCTGTTTACATCTATTGAACTAGCCGAGCAATAAATAACGTCGCCGCTAATTATAGTTAGCGCTGTTGAGCTATCGCCTTGCGTGTTTGTTATGTCAACTTCTGCATCAGCACCGCCAACCGCTTTAATTGCAAACCAAGATCCTGAATTACCGTCACTTGTTGTTATTTCGTCGTAACCGTAACGCCCGAAAATACCGCCGTCATTTGCCATCTATTTCTTTTTATTTGTTTTCTTTTTTATCTCTTTTAGAATTGGCTTAGGCTTTCTTGCAATCGCCTTCAATTCTAATAGCCTTTCCGCTTGCCCTTTTGGATAGCTTACAGTTTCACCAATATTATGGTGTCCCGTGCTGTTGTAGTGTGTGTTAATAACTATGTATTCATCCATAATTAAAGTATAAAAGGGGGCTGTTACACCCCCTTAATCAGTTTAAGAGTAGTTAACTATCTTAGCAATATCTGTGGCTATTACACCGTAGATACTAGCCGTTGCATCTAATACAGGGAAGGCTAATCTTTCTTCAGCTCTTACCGTGATTAGGTTAGTGGTTACGTTAGTCGCATCTTGCTCGAAGAAACGAATATCTATACCCATTCTGTCAAATATCATTGCGTTACGTGTCCAATCAGCAACAAAGTACTGCCCTTGCGTAACCGCGTTTGATTTGATTAATGGTACACCTAACAAGTTCAATTGGTTTGAGCTTGTGTCGATAGAAAGCCCACGCAAGTAAGCGTTAGTGCTGTCTTTCAAGTTATACATTGTCAACCAATCTTTAGGGTGCAATAAGATACCGTTAGCTGCGTGGTTAGCGCTTTCTAACTGAACAACTGCCGACATTAACAAGTCTAAAAGTTGAGCGTTAGCATCTGCTTCCCAAGCTGCGAAGGCTGTAAAGTTGCCCGCTTTTGAAAGACCGCCTAAGTTAGGAGTTGAACCGTCACCGTAAAGGAATTGAGCATCTTCTTCTTCTCTAATGTCTTTTTGCAACATATTAGGCAAGAAAGAACGCAAAGTACTCATGTCATCAAGCAACTGCATTGAAATTCTTACAAAGCCCGCGATAGTTTCCACTGGTGCATCGTAAGCGGTGAAATCTCTATCCACTTGTGGCTTAGCATTACCTTCGGCTACTGTTGCAACAGCACCTTCGCCCGCTATTTCACGAATGAAACGCATAGTGTTAGAGCTTGTGCTACCTTGTCTGAATAGCTGCCTAGTGTAAATTGACCTTCTAGCAATCTCTACGATTGAAGGTATGTAATCGGCTGCAATAACTTCGTTTGTTAAGCTCGCGCTTGTGGTCATTGTACCTACTGCCTTGCCTGTGATGTTAGGCATTTTAAGGCTTAATTTGTTGCCGCCACTTTGGAACAATTCCTTAATGTTACCGCCTTTTTCGGCTATTGACTTCTCAAATTCAGCCGCGAATAAACCCGCTGTTGATTTGTTAGAACCTTCCTTTTGAAACTTCTTAAACTCAACATCCATCTTTTCATAAGCTCCTTCCAATTTCTTAGATTTCTCGCTTAGTTCGTTGGTTAATGTTTCGATTTTGGCATACGTATCTTTGTCGATTACGTTATCAAATTTCTTTTCTGCTGTCTTATTTGTTTCGTCAATATAAGACTTTAGTTGCTTAATACCTGCTTCTACTTCTCTTTCAAGCTGTACAGGAGTTACAAATTCTTCACTCATGTTTTAAGTTAATTAATTGATAAAAATTTTGCTTTCCAATCAATCGGCTTCAACGTCTTGAGTGCTTTTCGCGGCTCTTCTTGAAGTGATAAGGTAGGAGTATATTGATTTGAACCGAATATTACGGCACTAATCTCAAATAGTTGTTGTTCTTTTACCGCGAAGAAATAGCCGAGCTTTTCGGCTTCGGATCTGTTAATTACTTCGGGTAGGTATTTATTCCAATTAGCATAGGCTTCGTTATCGCTGTCATCATTCATTGCAAGCTCAATCTTAACATATTTTAGCCCGATTGAATGTTGCTTAACTTCGCCGTTAGCGTATAGAGTAGCCATGTGGCCGTCATAAACGGGCGCTATCTTAGCAGCTACTACTTGCGTAGTTCCTACCATGTCATAGCCTAATTGCTTAATTGGTATTTCTTTAATCTCAACGCACATATTACGGGCAAAGATGCTCTTAGGTGTGTGGTCGTGATTAATTAGTATTGGCACTTGGTTTCCGCGCTCTTGAACTGTCTTATCAAAACTGCCACGCATAGAAACGTCTTGATGCGAATCTAAAAAACCAACTGAATTGCCTACTATTTCATAAATACCGCTTTCGCTTGTGCCGTCTGCTTTCGTTGCTGTTGTCTTGGTATGTCTAGGTATAGAATAGACAGCGTCACAAGTTTTAAGCTGACCTTTTTTCGCCTTTAAAATAGCTGCTTTATTCGCTTTAACGAACTCTAAGCGCTTGTTTTCGTCTATTTCTAAAAGCTCTTTAAGTATCATTTCTTTACTAATTCGTGACGTTTTAGCGCTTCTAGCTTTTTAGTTAGCTCTTTTTCAGCTTCCTTTTGCTTTGCACTTTTTTTCTTTGCCATAGTACAAATATAGTTATTAGCAAATAATATTCGACGAATTGATAAAATTGATAGTTAAGCGCATAAAAAAACCCTACTCGCTAAAGTAGGGCCAACAATGGAAATGATAAGAAGAATGCTATTTCGTTATATCTGAAATTTCAACTTTATAGTCTGATAATTGTAAAACGTCAGACACATCGTCATAAGACAATAGAGTGTATTGGTAATAGTTTGTAAGCATAGTGTGTGTATTTTTTGCTTTGTCAGATATTACAAATTCTACAACAAATTCATCTTTTTTATTTGTGAATTTAAGACCACGGACAAATAGTTGATCTTGCATAAGGTAGTACGGGTTATAGTGTTGGTCTTGTTTTAGTTCTTCAAATCCTATAACGTGATTCCTAAAGAACTCAATAATGCTTTTTTCTTTGACTATCATTTTTGTTTTATTTACTTGTTTTAAAAAGCCGCGACTCGTAACAATCGCGGCTAAATGAGAAGGATAAGTTCGATTAATTTAAAATAGTTCGGTTTGAATACTAGGCGCATAGCTAGCATCGTAATTAATATTTCGCCCTTTTGGGTATGGCTCAACTTGGTACTTTAAATTGTTTTTCATGTGCTTAACTTGATTTTTGCTACCTATTAAGTAAAAATATCTATGTTTTCGTGGCCTATCCACTTGATAAACGTTTTCTTTACCAAATCTGATTTTTAAAAGCTCAACTTTGTTTAAATGTCCGTTAGTATCACTTCTACCAACCATATCTATAACACTTGCGCCGTGCATATGCTCGTAACCTTTTACCATGTAATCTTTAAACTCAGCAGATAACCCCGTATAAATCCAATTAGTAGCTTGATAAATATACCCATTATGGTTGTGCGATGTGTCTGCATAACTAACAACTACTTTCGGTTTTGGCAATGCTTTTAAGCAAGAACTTACAAAATAAGATGTTGTGTTTTTTTCTAAATCGTCATTTGTAACTAATCTATTAAGCTCTAGGAAATCATTTTGATAATGACCATTAAATGCATTTTGTATTAGTGGGTGAGCCATTGGTCTACCAAAAGAACAGACCCCAACTGTTAATTGATTTTCATTTTGTAGAGCAAAGCAGTAGCTAATACTTGGCATTCTTTTAGCGTAATGTTTAGCAATAAACCATTCTTTAACTGTTTCAGTTTTTACGCTTATAACTCTGTATTTCTTTTTAATGCTCATGTTTTAAAATAAATGGCAACCCCAAATAAAGAGATTGCCATATTAGTGTTTTATTAAATTAATTCAATTAAGCTATTGAAATTATCTTCATTACAATCGATCAACCGACCTATGTAAATCAATTTATAACTCTCTTTGCTAAATGCATTGTCAGTAGACTCAACGCTTAAGATGTTCTTTTTAACTAACGACCCTATAACGCCTTTTAGTTGTGTTATAGGTATGTTTGTCATTTGAGATACTTCGTTAAAATCGAAAACTCCTGACCCACTATCAAAACAATCTTGTTCGGGTAAATATTCTTTTAAAACTTTAATTTCTAATTCTGTAATGGTGATTCCGTTCCAATTAATTAAGTTGCTACTTTCATTTCTTTTAGGATTAGCTAAATATTGAATTGCATCTAAATTAATATCATGTGATAAACCATTTTTTTCTCTGTAAACTTTTAAACCTTCGTAAACAGTTTCAAATGTTCCACCGTTAGTAAATAATCTTTTTGCTTCAATTGTTAATTCTTGT